TATCTGAGACGTCTCTTGTACATACTGCATCTAAATCCGGTACTATGTCGTATATTTTATCTGGATACATCTCTAAATCAGCAAAATGAGGAAACCACATTGCTTTATATCCTTCATTTGTGTATCTCTGTACACACCTTATATCAGGGGATATAATAAAATCAAAATTGCCTGTTGAAGCTTTTTGATGATTGTGACCATAGCTTTGTGGGTCATCTCCAGACTCTAGTACCCATTTAGCGTTTGGAAATTGACTTTTGGTCAAAAGAGAGCTTTTAAACATTCCATAGTCAAAATTAATTATTACATCTGGTACAAATGTTCCGTTTTTAGCTTCTTGTAAAAGTTGCTTTATACCATCTTCAGTATATTTTTCTTGCAAATTCATTGAAGAGTAGCATTTAGTTTTGTGCCCTGCAGCTTCGAATTCTCTTTGTAAAGCTATAGAAGTGTTCCAGGCGTCTTTAGGTAGTCTAGCATATAAAAACGAAATATTCATATTTTATAGAGTGTATTCTTTAAATTTTTTGAAACCACCAGATTTAAACGGTTCTTCATTATTCCATTTTTGGCCTAATAAATCTCCTTGGGTGTTCATATTATGAGGTGTATATTCTGTTCTAGCTGAACCATGTTCAGATGTACCACCGATTTTATGTTTTACTCTTGCGCTAGTTAACACCCCGTGTATTATATTATTACGCTCTAAACACATTGAATAATCATTATCCTGATAAAAGAAAAAGAAACGTTCATCTAAATAGCCAATAGTTTCAAATACTTTACGTCTTACAGCGAATATACATCCGAACAAATGTAGAGATGTCTCGTAACCGTAATAAAGTTTATTGTCATTAGGAAAATATAATTTAGTATGACGATGCCAATCTCTATCTATAGGGCTAATAGAACTAATAACAGAATTATTTTCAAATTCTTTTACAATATTTTGTATACAATTTTCTTGTATAATTAAGTCGTTATTAGGACCTATAACGTAGTCAGATGTACACATACTCAAACCAATATTATAAAACTGATTATAATTAAATTCAAAAGGTGGTATAATCACCTTAACTTTAGGTTGATTATAATCTTTATTAAAATTCTTATTAGTTTCAATAACAAATATATTGCCAATAAGTTTATCAGCTGTCTCAATATAAGAATCAATACATTTTTTCGTTGTATTAAAACCTCTCTCTTCAATAGCAAGAGATAAAATTATTACGTCTATTTTGCTCATTTTATATAACCTTCCACGTCTGGATGTCCGTCATATTGATGGAAAACTGCTGGTACATTTTTAGAATTCCAGTTTCTTTGTTCTTTAATTTGTGCCATATTTAAAACAGCTTCTTTAGGTCCTACTATGTATCTGTAATTATCAAAACGCACTACTTTATTAAGTATTGCCTGATCAATATTAGGATAGTTACCTATTTTGCCTATTACAGCAGAACTATCTAAACACATTTCTTTGAGTAAATCTATACAGTACTGTGTTGGGCCAAGTATAGCTCCTCCATTAATAATTTCATACTTGCGTAATAAACCGTATATATCTTGATTATAACATAGATTTATCCAAGTTGTATTGGTTTCACAATTAGCAATTAACTTACCTTCACCAAACACCATAGGTTTTGTTGCGTTAACGTATTTAAATATATCGTTATTAAAATACACGTCTGTAAAATCACATAAAAATACATTATTTGAAGTAGATATATGCTTTATATATAGATAGAACAAAATTACCTTGAGAGTATAAGGGGACAGAGACATATCCACATTATATTTCTTAGATAAAAAAGAAGCATCTACATAGTTACATTTGTTTTTAAGTATAAACTCTAAAACATCTTGTTTAAGATTATACCCAATGATAGTAACTTTATTGCCGGTCTTGGTAGCAGACTTAATAAAGCTAATTATACCTTTATTAAGACTATAATTTTGACCATATGTAATAATTTCGTTCATTTCTTTTTTATTTGTTTCAACACTTCAAGTACTTGAGACTGTTCATAAGTCTTAGGTTCATTAGGGTAATGGCCATGTTTCTTCTTATACAACTCTCTACCACCATAAACGTTTTTTTGCCATTGTTCGGTTTTGTTGGCAATAGAAGAATTATCGATAGCGCCAGGGGCTTCTTCAAGAAGTTCTTCACTGTTTGCTAAATCAGCAAACCACCAAAACGGAGGATGATAGCCGGCTAAGGCAATACGATATGTATGGTCTACATGTTCCCAGGCATTATAAAACTGTTCATCGATATACCCTACCTTTTCTAACACTTCTCTAGTAAAAAAAGAAAACATTGCTACGGTATGCATGTATAGTGCAATCTTTACTTCTTTACTATACTCAACTATAAGTCTAGGATTGACCGGGCTTTTTTGATCTAGTAAGTGTCTGTTGTGTAAATCGAATTCTATATTTTGTTTACGATTGAATGGTGAGCCAGGACCGTAATTAAAGTGGTGTATACCAGTAGCTTTATATGCTTCTATATATTTTAAAAATACATTTTTATCCTTAATAAGCATATCATCTTCAATAATAAATATATAATCGCAACCGTTATTATATAGATGTTTCATTGCCCTGTTTTTAGATTTACCTACACCTAAATTGACTTTATTCTGTAACCAGATGCCAGGTACATCTATACGGTTTTCAGCTTTACCATCATTAACAACTACAAGTTCATTTATTATGTCTTTAGGTAAAGTTGTTATTAAGCTTTTTAAATAGTCATTTCTGTTACAAGTAATTATGCCAACGCCGATTTTCATGTTAAAAATATGTCTTTGTATTGAGTAATTACAGACTTAGGGTTAAATTTCTCTGTAAACCAGTCCCAGTTTTTACCACGAATATAATTAATATCCAATTGTTTAAGAGTAATCATTAAATCGTTATATTCGTGATAGAGATAAGGATTACCGAGCATATGTTCTATATGCGCTGTATCGTATCCTGGAAGTCCTACTCCACTCCATGACATAACAGGTTTATTAGAGGTGCTAAACTCACCAATAGCTATACCAAATGTTTCCCCTATCTGTCTTGCATGTAACATAATATCACATGCATGTATAAAATTGAATTTACCTCTTTCATCTTTAACCCAAGGAAAAAATATAGCTCTTTCATGGTTTATAAATTGATTTGTAGATAAAAATAAAAAATATACATCTTTACGCTGCTCTAGTATATCCGCTACTGCTTTGTGTACAAAAGGTAGATCAAAAGAGTCTTTACCACCATGTCTGCCTATAACTAGTGCATCTTTCGGTATATTTAATGCAGCTCTAATATCTTTAGTGGGTAGTATACTCTGTATTATATGTGGTACATAGGCAGAATGCTTAAATTTACGAGCTAAAAAATTAGATACTGCAGCAAATTTAGTACCGTGAGGTTGAGACCCGTCAAAAATATAATGAGTACCTGTTTTACAGTTATCTGGATTAATATTATCGTTTCTGCCAGATTTCATCATCTGAATAAAATCTAGTTTCTGTTCAGTTACTATTTTTTCTAACTGCCTCTTTACATCGGACGACGGTGCCGTGTTAGCATTACCTTGATATTGAAATACTTGAAATTCTTTCTGTATTTTAGGTAATCCTTCATTAGGGTCATCATAAGTTGTGAGTAGTACAACATCATGACCGAGTATATCTCTAAGAGCTACTGCATAATCATACGACACTTTACCAGTACCTCTACCATCAAATTGATTTGAGTGTATTCCAATTTTCATATTACATTTTAATAGCTCTACTATAAAGATCTACTACATATTGTTTAGTTATATCCTTATCTTTAATATCCATTAGGTCAATAAATTCTTCAATAGATTTTTCAACACTAATATTAAATTCTTTATTAGCTGCTTCTTCTATATTAACTTTACTGCGTTCAGACACATCGTGTTCGATTGTAAATTCCGCTGGTTTAATTGATACTAACTTGCGAACTATAGCCTCTAATGTATTAGGTTCTACAGTACGATCAACAACAAATTTTACAATATTATTAGCTATCGTTTTCTTTAACGTTTCAGGAGTATAAACATTACCTGAAAGTTCAGTATATTGTAAACGTCTGTATTGTGGTGAAATGTCATTTTCAATAAACTTATAACTCAAATCAGACATATCTAAAATATATAAGCCTTTAGATGTACCGAAATCTCCCCAGTCTTCCTGATAGGGACTACCCACATAAAGAATAGTACCGTCTTTGTACTTACGCTCTTCTCTATGGTGAAAGTGACCTGTGATTGTTAAAGTAGCTCTATCGGTTAAATCTGATGTCTTAAGTCCATTAGTACATACTTTATAAGAATTCATTTTAAAACTATTAATTTCAAAATGACCTATGATTAAATCACACTTAGGTACTTCTTCTATGTTTTGACCCCACGGACAAAATGCTATTTTTTTTCCTTGGAGTGTTTCGACAGTAAGAGTATCAATAACAGTAATATTAGACCATCCACGAAGAATTGAAACGGAATTAACTGAAGAATTATCCCGATAATAAGCGTCATGATTACCCACGGTGATAATAATATTAAAATCCCGAAATATATCAAACACATCAGTAACCATATGAAGAGTGTTAACAGCAATGTCATTACGATCATGAAATATATCTCCAGGAATTATTATGTCTTGTATACCTCTAGACTTAAATTGTTCAGCAGCCCATTTAGCATGGTCCAAAGCAATTTTATGCCACGCCTCACTATTGCGATGTACACCATAATGAGGGTCTGAGAATATACCAACTTCTGTTCCTTTAATCTGCATGTTTATTGTTTGGGTTAACTGGGTCATCTACTCCTACGCTTGCACCAATTACACTATACACTTCTTCTTGATACGCTGCAAGTGTATCTCTCATACGTTTTTCTTTTTTAATACGAGAGCGCCAGCAATTAAATGCAATTGAATTAAAATAGGAAAAAGGATTAAAACCTTTATCAAAGTTATATTTTTTGTCCTTTAACGCATTAAACATATTAATAAGAGAGTCTCCGATGGCTTCTTCTTTAAATGTATAGTTAATAAAATTAGATGCATGAGCTAACCCATACGCAATATTACGTATCATAAGAGCAAGATTATCACTCATTATATTAGTATCATAATATCTACGTAATTCATCTGTAAACTCTTTCGGGTTTACATAGTACACTTTTTTAGCTTTAGCAGATTCACTCAACGGCTTTTTAGGCCTACCTGGTGATTTTATTTTAGTAACCTTTAAAGTCGACTGCTCAGGCAGACTCTGTAATGGTTTTTTCGGTAATTTTAATTTTTTCAAGGTCATAAAATTCTTTTCGTTTGTCGTAATGCTTAATACCATAAATTAAATCATCAACAATATCAACCAGTGTTAATATGTCCTTACTTTCATGAACACGTAAACCACGGCCAATAGATTGTAAAGTTTTAATCTTTGATTTGCCGCCTGCAGCAAATACTATATAATGTATATTTTTTATAGAAATGCCAGTAGAAAATATCTTGCTAATAGCAATACACACTACATTATTATGTGTTTCCATAATTTCCTGTACTCTACGCCTATCTTCAACTTCTACACTGCCTTGTATAAAAAATACTTGCTTGTCTGTCAGTGTAGATAGTTCTTTATAAAGATTATCTCCATGAGCTATATGATCGATAAGAATAAGACAGTTATTTTTAAAGTTATTAGCTAATTGTTTGATGACTCTATTTCTAAAATTACTATTATGTATATAATCTAGCTCTAATAAATATTTTTGAGAAGCAGAAACAGCTGTATAATCTGGTTTAAAATTATAATTTAATTTAATCGCTAAACCTTGAGTGTTAGCAATATACTCTCCGCCTGCTGCTTCTCTTAATTCCGTTGTAGTTTTTTTGAATATAACCGAACCAATATAATTATTAATATTCCATGTATCAATATCGTTTTCTGGTAATGTACCGGTAAAACCGATACGCCTTAATGTAGGTATTTTATCAATAAGTTTACATACTTTGTTACCTCTACGTAACTTATGACATTCATCTACTACTAACAGACCAACTTTACTAAACCAAGTAATATCTGATGATTTACTTTGTAATATACCCATATTCGCAATAATAACCCGGGCATTGAGGTCTAGTTCAGAATTACCCGTCCACATACTCACTATTTCCATAGGAAAATTATAAGAAATAAAATCTTTATAAGTCTGAGTAACTAACCCCAGATCTGGTACAACTATTAATATTTTATGAGTAGGTTCAATTTCATGTAATGCAGCATATACTAAATTAGCAATAATTAACGTCTTACCACCGCCTGTTGCTAGCTCAATAACACCATAACCGTGTTCTAATGCTTTGTTCACAGCTACTTGCTGATAATCTCTAAGTTCAAACTGACTCTTAAGTTTTTTTGTAAATGATTCCGAACCAGGTGCAAGGATATGGGTTTGCTGTAATATGTTGTTATACTCTTGATTAAATTTAATATCAAAAGGTATATTTTGAGTTTTAAGATACTGTATAATACTCGGTACTAAACCAATACCACAGTACCCTGCAGTTGTAATAGCGTATATGCGTTGGGGTAAAAATCTTTGAAAACGATTAAAACGTGCACCTGGATTCTTAACACTAAAGTATTCTTTAATATTAGGAAGAAAATCTGATATAATTCTCACTTCCTTACGCTTCGAGTCATATTGAAACTCAATTACCATTATGTTGTTTCAAGTTTTTGTAAGTCTATAACATTTTTGTAATCAAACGTTAATGAACTAGTTAACTTTTCAATTTTCTCAAGATACTCTAAAATAACCTTTACTTGTTCAATGCAGGTAGTAATAGATACTACCTCTTCATCATTAAACATAATTTCATCTCGAGCTGCTTTTGATAGTGCTACAGGCGAATTAATAGTCTTAGCTTTAAGTTTTTGCTTTTTAGCATATTCTAACTTAAGTAATTTACTTTTATATTGTGTAGTTCTTGCTACCCATTTATGCTTAGTGGTAGGAGCCAACATAGCCTTTTCCTTAATAGACAGTTCATCCATTTTGATGTCGTTAGTAAGTTCAGCTTGAAAGCTATTAATAATATTATCTACATCGAGTAAGTCCATAAATCTTACTAAGTATATAGTATAATTTTAATAAATCTACATGAAAAATTTTAATGATTTGTACAACAAGATGTTAAGTGAAATGACTGCAGCATCGGTTGGAGTAGGTTCGAGTCCAGGTCCAGGCACTATACCAGGATTAAGCGGGCCAAATGTATATAGAGGGGATGTACGAGCAATGGGTATATTTCAGCCAGTAAAAAAGAGAAAAAAGAAAAGTGTAAAAGGAGAAGTTGCACCAGTAATCCGTAGAACTTTTCCAGGTATGTAATAAGTAGATTAAAATGGATTTAGGCCACTGGCAAACAACACTAAAATATGATAACAACAACTTGCCTTTTGGTTTTATTTATTGTATCACGAACACGGTCAATGGTAAGGTATATTTCGGAAAAAAGCAGATTAAAAGTGTTAAAAAACTTAAACCGCTCAAGGGAAGAAAAAACAAAAGACATTTCGACATAGAAACAGATTGGAAAACATACACTTCTTCTTCTAATGACGTTAACGAAGATATAATTTTATTAGGTAAAGACAAATTTAAGTTTGAAATTATAAAGTTTTGTGATAGTAAGTTTGAACTAGCTTATTTTGAAGCTAAGATTCAGTTTGATAACAACGTGTTGTTAAGAGAAGGCTTTTATAACGGTATAATAAACTGCCGCATTGGTAGAGCACCAAATGCATTATTAAATAAGCTTGCACTAGAAGAAAACAATAGTATTATCATTAATAATGCAAGTAACATCACTAAGATACAATCTATATCTAGCTGACTTCAATCAAATTGTTTTAGAAGTACAGTCTTTATTTAAAGCTGAATTGTTAAAGCACAATATATTAACATACGACAGTTTACCTAAGCAAGATTATCTTAAGATTATACGTTATTTTACATTATCTACTCTTTTCAAAGAATATGCTAAGTTAGACAACAAGAAAAATACTATTTTTTGGATTAACAAAGATAATTGTGATACGGATATTTTAAACTTTATAAAAGAAGTAAAAAAGTGTTTTCCAATATTACTTTTTATTACCGACAAACCGTATGAAACAGTATTAACAAACAAAAATACTGCGGATTATACAGAAATAACTACCGAACTCAAAGAGTTTCGTTATTCTATCGATTACAGCGATTACAGTTTTAACAAAATAAAACGGTTTTGCGAAAAAAACGAGCTGGAAACACTGGTTTCCTCATTCAAGCCGTAAACGGATTCTTTTCCATATATTATATAATATTAAGCGAGCGCCAGCGAGCGTTTAAAAGGTCTGACAAGACCGGAGACGAAAGAGCTTTAGCTCTTGAGTCCCTGAAATACATTAATACCTGGTTTTAACTAGGTATGGTATACTCCTTAAACTAACTACACTTTATATTACTTTATTGCCAAAAAAAATCAAGTGATAATATACAAAAAAGAGTAAATATGTTGTATGACTAAGAGCAAATTTTTGAAAGTACTTGAAGCAGCTTTAAGTGAAGATGGGATTGCTGGAACTATGGACGGAGATACAACAGCTCAACCTACAACTCCAGATCAACAAGCAAGTGCTACAGCAAATGCAGTTAAAAAAGCTGGTCAGCTTACTCAACAAGCTAAAGCAACTAAAATGGCAGCTGTACATTCAACTTTTGCTGATGACCCTAATGTGGCAAAAGCTTTACAAAGTGGTGACTCAAATGCATTAGCCAAAGCACTACAAACATACAATGCTGCTGCAATTGCTAATCCTAATTTAACAGTTACATGAAAAAATTTAATAAAATAGCAGACAATATATTTCGTACTCTTTTAGAAGCACCATTACCTCCAGGCGGTAATAATGTATCAGATATGTCACCTGGTTTACCTCAGGACGGTGGGCCTGTAGCAGCCCCCGCTGTTGCTGCAACACCTGCTGATCGCTCTCCGGCTGAACTGCAAAATTGGGAAACTCAATTAATAACTATAGCGGCAGATGCTATAGTAAGAGTTAAAACCAATCCTAGTATAT